GCAGGGGCGGCAAGAACTACGAGGTCTACGCCCCCTCGCTGCCCTATCCCCTCTACGCACAATGGCTGGCCGAGCAGGCCGCCCAGCCGCAACCCGAGGCGCCGGCCGTCACCCTCACGCTGCCGGCCATCCGGCACGACCCGACGGCCGCCAGGCGCGCCGACAAGGCGCTGTGGATACTCGGCCTGATTCGGCCCATTCTGGGACAACCCAAGCACAGCGCGGAGCGGACCGCCGCCATCGCCGACGTGCTGGCGCGCACCCACACCCGGCCCGACGGCAAGGCCGTCCGGGTCAGCCAGTCGCAGCTCTACGAATGGCTCAAGCGCTACGACACCGCGCTGGTGGATGGACTGAAACCACGCCAGCGCGGCGACATCGGCGCGCGGCGGGTGCTGGTGACCCGCGAATGGGATGCCGTCTGCCCGCTGGATGAAGGCTCGCGCCAGGCCATCGCCGAAGCCCTGGCGGAGTATGTGCGCTCCCTGTGGGCCTCGGGCGCGGCGGGCTGGAACGTCATCCAGCAGTTCGCCACCCTCAAGCTGTCGGACATGTCGCGCGCCGTCGGCTGGGAAGCTCCGGCGCCGGCCTGCAAGGTATCGCGCGCCTTCATCGAGCAGTTCCGCAAGAGCGGCCTCCTGGCGGTCGCCGACCAGGACGCCAAGCAGTTCTTCGACCTGCACATCCCGCGTATCCGCCGCAGCCGCGCCGACCTGAAGCCGATGGACGTGGTGGTGGGCGACGTGCACCCCATCGACATCGCCATCCCGCGCCCGGACGGTTCCATCGCCTATCCGCGCGCCATCTGCTGGCATGACGTGGGGACCAACCGGCTGTTCGTCTGCCTGGTGCTGCTGGAGAAGGGCGAGGGGGTCAAGCAGGTCCATGTTGCTTCGGCCTTCGCCGCCATGTGCGCGGCCTGGGGCCTGCCGCTGACCCTCTACCTGGACAACGGTTCCGAGTATTCATGGCACGAAATGATGGCGGCCTTCTCGGAAATCTCCCGCCTGACCCAGAGCCTGCAACGGCAATTCGCCGTGGGCGAACTGCCCGCCAGCGGGGCGTTGCGTGACCTGGTGAACGAACAGCGGCAAATCATCCGCGCCAACCCGTACAACGCCCCGGCCAAGCCCATCGAAGGCCTGTTCTCGGTCATCGAGGGCACGGTGCTGTCGATGATTCCGGGCTGGGTGGGCGGCGACCGCATGCGCCAGAAGACCCACAACGTGGGCCACACGCCGAAGCCGTATCCGGGCACCTGGGAACAGTTCCACGCCGACTTCGAGACGGCGCTGGCCTTCTACCACCAGACCCCGCAGGGCGGGTCGATGAACGGCAGCCCGGCCGAGGCCTACCGCGCACACATCAACGCGGGCTGGACGCGCACCCATGTGGAAGAACGGGTGCTGCTGCTGGCCTTCGCCGAGGAGGACACCCGCAAGGTGCAGGGCGGCTACCTGAGCTGGGACGGCGCGGAATATTACGACGATGCCTTGCTGCGCCACACCGGCCAGAGTCTGACGGTGCGCGTCTCCCGCCATGACCCGCGCTATGCCTTCGTGTTCGACGCCGACCGCGCCCTGATCTGCGCGGCGGGCGTGGCCCCGGTGTACGGCTTCATCGACCCGGCCGGGGCGGAAGAGCAGGCCCGGCGCAAGAAGGTGCTGATGCGCTACATCGCCGAGCTGCGCGAGAACGTCTGCCGTCTCGACCTGGTGGCGGAAATGCGCAAGGTGGTGGCGGCCAGCGGCCCGATGCCGCAGGCGCGCATCGGCGCCACGGTGGCGATGTCGGACGCGGCCCAGCAGATGTACGACAAGCTGACCGCGCTGGAGGAGGCCGAATTGGCCGAGATTGAAAGCCCGCCAGAAGGACGGAAACACGACCCGAAGCGGCTTTCGCAATGGAGTTCACCGGACGAACACGACCCGTATCTGGAAGCGGTCGAGTTCGCCGACGAAGAGGTTGCGCCGTAAGCCTGGCAGGGCTGAGAGCGCACTTTTGAAACGAAGCAAACGGAGTCTACATGACAGAAATCATCGAAACAAGGCAAGTCCGGGATGCGCTCCGGATGGCGCAATCCGTTATGGATTCGCTGGAAACCGGCCCCATCGGGCAACTGGTGGGCGAATCCGGGACGGGCAAGACGCGGGCCGGGAAGTTCCTGGTGGAACGCCTGGGCGCCGTGCGGGTGTGCTGTTCGCAAGGCATTTCCAACAAGGTGCTGGCGGCCAAGATCAGCACGGCATTCGGGGCCGAGAAGACGCCGGGCAGCGCCAACAGCCTGCTGGGCAAGCTGGAAGGGTTGGTGGCCGGAAAGCTCCTGGTGGTGGATGAAGCCAACCATCTGCGCTGGCAGCAACTTGAGCTGTTGCGCTACTTGGCCGACGAGGCCGGCATGGGCCTGATTCTGGTCGGCACCGACCTGATGGACCGGCCCTTCAAGGACGGCCGCACCGCGACCTACCTGGCGCAGCTCGCCAGCCGCATCGGCGCCAAGCGGGTGCGCTTCGAGCGCCTGTCCGCCTTGGAAGAAGTGGCCGGCTACATGATTCAGCCGCACTTCGGCAAGGTGGACAAGGCCACGGCCAGCGCTTTCCACAAGCAGGCCAAGGGCTATTGGCGGGACGCGGCGGAACTGGCCGCAGCCTGCCGCCGCGTGCTGGAAACCCAGGGACTGGAGAAGCTTACCGCCGTCGTCGTCGAGGCCGCCGCCAACTGGATGGCGCCGGCCCGGCTGGCGGCATGAGGAGACCGGACATGGACGCGAATGAGCAATACATCTTCCTGTTGGGCGCCTATCTGGCGCTGATCTTCAACTCCGCTTTCGGTAGGGGCGAGGAAGCGCCGGTCGAGACGCCCAGGCAACGGGAGCATTTCCGGGAAATCGGCCGCCGCCTGGGTGCGGCCAGGGACCAACTTAGGAGGCCATCATGAAGAACCCCGCACAACTGCGCGCCGCCCTGATCGGGAAGGTGCACACCCTCGCCAAGCGGCTGGGCTACGACGAAGACACCTATCGGGTGGTGCTGCTGACGCAGACCGGCAGAACCTCCTGCAAGGACATGACGGACAAGCAGCTTTCCAGGCTCGCCGACGCGCTGGACTGCCTCGCGAAGGGCAAGGCCATGCCCGAGGCCGGGAACGTGCCCCAGGCCTCTCCCAACGGCCTCGCCGGGCAGATGCTGCCGACGGTAAGGCAGTGGGACACGCTGGCGGGCCTCGCCCACCGCGCCGGATGGTCGGGCCTGGACGATTTCCGTCTGCTGAGCTTTGCCCGGCATACCGCCAAGGTGGTGGAGCTGGGCGAACTCTCCCGCGCCGCCATGAGCAAGGTGATTTCCGGCCTCGGCCGGATGCTCGCCCAGCATGCCCACGCCAGTTGCCAGGAGGCCTAGGCCATGTCCCGCAAAAACTCGATTGAGGCGCTGCAACCGGCGGTGCGCCAGATGATTCAGCGGGCGCTCTACGCGCGAGGTTTCCAGGACTACGCGGGACTGGCCGGCGAGTTGGTGGCGAAGGGCCATGCCGTTTCCAAGTCGGCGTTGCACCGCTACGGCAGGAAGCTGGAAGCCCTGGTGAAACAAGCCGAACTGGACAAGCTGGTCAGCGCCGACGGAGCAGGCGATGGCGGCCAGGCCGAGGCATTTGACGCCGCGCAGCTCGATTTGCTGGCCGCCTTGGAAGGGAGTGCGCAGCCATGAGCCTGAATCTGAACAACCGCCTCCTGGAGCGCTTGCAGGCGGTCTATTCGGCGGTGTTGCAGCTATCCGAGCAGGGCCACACGGTGGAAAGCGTGGATGTGAACGCCGACCGGCCGAAGCTGGTGGTGGTGCCCACGGATAAACCGGCCAGGCCGATGGCTGCCGTGGAAGTGATCGGCGCCAAGCAGGCGTGCGGGGTGTTTTGTGTTTGGGGGGCGCCGACCTGCGGCGCTGAACTGGCTGGAGAAAACCGATGAAACCGAACGAAAGACCCACCTCCCGTAAGAAGGGGGCGGAAGTGATTGCCTATATGTCGATGCTGCTCGAAGGGCTGATGACTGCCAAGGGGCTGGATCAGCAATTAGCCAGCGATATGGCGCTGGAAGCCATGGACACCATGAAGAAGGAATTCGGCGGGCAGTTGATCTACTTCCCGATGGATAGCGCGGTGAACCGGGAAGCGCGGAACGAAGCCCTATTCGACAAGTTCAACCGGAACGAGGCTTCCGTCGAGGAACTGGCCTATGAGTACAAGCTGACCATCCAGGCCGTTTACCGGATCATCGCCTCGGTTCGGGCCGCCCGGAAGAAAGCCAGAGAAGCCGAGCAGGCGGCGAAAAGTGCCGGCGAGCAAGAACGGTGGAAGCGGGAGAACTGAGCCATGAGCAAACCATCCCGCATCAAATCGAAAGCCGCGCCCTTTCCCGTGCCGCAGAGCTGGGATGAGGTGAACGGCGCCATCGCCAAGATGGGCATCGCCCAGCGCGAGCGCGAGCGCATCCAGGCGGACATGAACGATTCCCTCGCCAAGGCCAAGGAGCAATACGAGGCGCAGGCGGAGCCGTTCAAGCGCGAAATCGAGGCGCTTTCCAAGGGCGTGCAGACCTGGTGCGAGGCAAACCGGGACAGCATCACCAAGGATGGCAAGGTGAAGTTCGCCCACTTCCCGGCCGGGGAAGTGAAGTGGCGCATGCGCCCGCCGAAGGTGACCCTGCGGGCCGTGGAAACGGTGCTGGAGACCTTGAAGCGGCTGGGCCTGACCCGGTTCATCCGGGTCAAGGAAGAGCCCAACAAGGAAGCCATGCTGGCCGATCCGAAGGCGCTGGAAGGGCTGGCCGGCGTGAAGTTCGAGCAGGGCGAGGATTTCGTGATCGTGCCCTTTGAAACCGAATTGGAAGAGGTGGCGTAATGAACTTGAACAAGGTGGCCATCATCGCCGACGCGGATAACCCGACCAAGGCGGAATTCATCAAGAACCCGGAAGACGGCAAGCGGTTGCTCTTCAACAGCCATGAGGAGGCCGAGGAATGGCTTGCCGGCCATGCCAAGCGGGGCGTGGATTACCGCCCCTTCGATGGCACGGACTGAGGGAGCCGACACATGACCCTCACCCCCAGCCCCATGAAGGTCAGCGAGGCCGCGCGCCTGGCCTCGCTGCTGAATGCCCGCCTGGTGGCCCGTCCCGGCCGCCTGGAACTGGAACCTGTCACCGCGCCCGGCATCGCCGCGCAAACCCGTCCCGCAAACCCCCATCGCATCGGAGATAGAACATGAACGCCCCTGAAAACGCCCAACACGCCGAGCAACCCGAACCCCTCGTGATGAACGAACTCGCGCAGAACCATTATTGGCGGATGACCAACCTGCGCGACCTCATCAAGCATCTGGAATCGTACGCGCTGGACGGGATCGCTACCGAGAAGGAAATCGGCACTGTCCAGGCGATGCTTTATGCCGCCCTGGAATTGGTGTGCGTGGCGGCGGATGAAGCGGAACATCTCAACATCTGCGACAGCGCCTTCGGCTATCAGCTCATGGCCATGCCGCGCGGGATGGCGATGGCCGATGAACCCGCGCCAGATGACGGCTGGCAGCGGGTGCGCGCCGCCCTGCGCATTGCCGCCGATGCGGACGCGACGGTCGAGGAAATGGCTCAGGCCCTCGGGGATGTCCACGCCCTGGCCGATCAGGATGAATCCTACGCCTCTGACCTGGACACGCTGACGCGCCTGATTGAGCTGCGCGGCTACGCGGTGGGCTGGTTGACCATGATGGGCCGCAGCAACCCCAGGGTGACGCCCAGCCAGGGCATGATGAAACATTCCGTGCAGCCATCTGCCAGCCCATTCGATGTCCGGGCATGCCTCACGGCGGAAGAGATCGAAACAGCGGCCAGGGCGTTCAGTGGCGGCCTGGAAGCTTACCTGGTGGCGGCGTTGTCCCATCCGGCGGAAGAGCGCCAGCGCGTCGAGGAGGAAGCGCATGAACACGCTTGAGCAGCCGACAATCATGAACTACGACCCGAACCTGACGAGTTGCGGATATATGGCCGAGCAATGTGTGCGCCTGACCTTCGGGCTGTGGAAAGCAAGGGCCACGATGGATGTCATGGTGAGGGGGAACATCCGTGGTCTCGACGTGATTTCAAGCGCGATTGACAACGCCTATGAAGGCTTGCTCGGAGAGCGGGAAATTGCGCAGATCGTCATGGCAGAGGGGGAAGACACACTGATCTGCGAGGATGACGATGAAAGGGGCGTTGACTGGCTGGAACGTCTGCTGGTGTCTGCGGAAATTGTGAGCATCCGACCATTTACCGCGATGAAACATCTAGCGGGAAAGGCTAGTTCATGCTGACCGCCATCAATGGCCTGCTGATCGGCGTGGGCGTGGGCGTGGGCGTGGGCTTCTGGCTTGGCTGGCGGTACGCTCACCTGGCGGTCGCCGAGGAATGCCGCCGGATGGGCGGTTTCTTTGTTGATCGGACCATCTTCAAGTGCATCGAGATTATCCAGCCTAAGTGCCATTACCCTGGCGCACCGCCGAACCCCCACAGGAAGGAGACAAGGCATGCAACTGAGCATTGACCTGAAAGGGTTCGACCAGCTTGCTGCGGCCCTGCGCAGGGCTCCTGAGATAGTCTCGCAAGAACTCAACGCGTTTGCTCATTCCTCAGTCAACCTATTGGTGACCGAGGTTCAGGAACGCACGCCTGTGAACAAAAACGACAAGGCCGAAACGCATGGGAATCTACGCAGAGGCATCACCGGCGAAGTTCTCGGCGCGACGCCGGTCGGAATACTGGGCGTCTCAGGTGCGGGCGTCCTGGGGGTTGTTGGCACGGTGACGCCCTATGCCATTCCCGTTGAGCTGGGAACCCGGCCCCATGTGATCGTCGCCAAAAACAAGAAGGCGCTTCATTTTGGCAACATCACCGTGAAATCAGTCCATCACCCAGGCACCAAGCCGGTTGGCATGTTCAAGAATGCCCTGGCGGACAACCAAGGCGAGATACAGAAGCGGTTTGAAGCGACGGTGGAGCGCATCCTGGCTCGCATAGCGAGCACGAAACCTTGAGTGCCCCAGTGGCGAAGGTGTTGTGGCCACAGCAATGGCACAGGGTATCCCGTGCCTGCGCAATCTCATTCATTCCCTATCACCAGGTTAACGATTGAGCCCTCTCATGGTGCCGCCACTGCGCTTCGTTTTCCGGTTTAATTCCATCCGTATTCCGGTTTAATTCCATCCGTATTCCGGTTTAATTTCGTCCCGCCTA